AGAAAAGCCGCGATATTTCACGCGGCTCTCCATTTTACCGCTGCTTAGAACGGAATTTTTTCTCCGTCAACGTCCGAAAAGCCCTTATCAACCGCTGGTTGAGTTGTGCCGGAAACGGTCTTTTTCGGAGGAATCTTGAAATTCCCCTTGCGGATTGCGTCCGTCGAGCGGATCTGCATCAGCTTGACTGCGGTTTTGACCGTGCCGTCTTTTCCGGTGTATTCTTCTTCGCCAAACACGCCGCCGAACTTCTTCCCGATGAGCGTTTTCTCGTTGAAGTCGAATTTGTACCGGTCGTTGCTTTCCTCGATCGCGGAGATCATGCCCTTGAAGAACGGCGAACAGTTGCCGTCTTTGTCGAGCGTCCCCTGACGGTACACCCCGCGCCAATCGCCGCCGTACTGCTGCTGTGCCGCTTCGTAGAAGCCCTTTTCCTCGCCCTCCGCGATATCGAATTCCAGTGCAAGCATCGGCTGATTGGTTTTCTTCGTCGTGGTTTCGTAGGCGTTGACGATGGTGCAGATTTTTCCGCCAACGGTCAACCGCTGCCCTTCGCCCGTGAATGCGTCCGTGGTGTCGTAGTTATTCGGTCTGTTCATTTGGTTTCAATTCCTTTCAAGTCGTAAAAGTCACGAATTACATCATCAACCATCTTGAGATCGTTGTCGATTTCCAGTTCATCAAACATCCCGATGGGGCTTTTCGCTACATCGTATCCGCTGGATTGAGTGAGGAAGATGTGCTTGTTTTTGTCGCTGACGCAGCGAAGCACGATGGTGAACATTCCCTCAATGTTTACCTTTTCATCCAGCAGTTTTCCAATGGTTTTCGGCTTGATGTTGCCGCTTTCGCTTTCGTCCTCATGCATCATGACATAAATGATCTTGTCTGCCGGCAGATGCTGGATCGAATCGATCAGCGAATAGAATTTGTCTGCGAGTTCGTTGTAGAGCTGGAAAACCGCGTTCCCCGCGCCGAAGTTGGAATGCCGCGTCATGAAGTAGTCGGTGATGAGATAACCAGCGTCATCGATCACGATGCTGGACGGCCCCGACGTTTTAAGCCACTTGTCGATGGTTTCATAGCTCTTTGTCTGTCCGGTCTTGAGCGTGCTCTTGAACGGCAGCGGCTTACCCATGACGTTTATCACGCCGACTTCCTCCGGCTTGAAATTTCGCAGCGATGCGCTTTTCCCGCTGCCGCTTTTTCCGATGATTAAAACAGGGATGGCCATAGTGTGTTAAAGTCCTTTCATTTTATTTGGAGATTATTAGATTGCAGTAGAGTTGCGGCCGTGATTGATTCGCCGGCATTCAACCGTTTTTTGATTTCGACTTTGTTGATGGTCAGTTCCTTGTAGCTTAAAAGATCATCGTTGCATTTTTTAGCCCACTCGATGAAATCTTCCTCCGGTATCAGGATTTTCACGGATTCCGATTTTCTCCACGACAGTTTCACGCGCGGAGTTTCGAATTTCTGACCTTCTCCCAGCGCGGTCGCGAGATATGTCCGAAGATTTTCAGCTTTGTTTTCTGCCGATTCACGGCGGCTCTTGAGCGATTTTTCTTCTGCTTTGATTTGCTCCGCGTTGCTTTCAAGATTCTTGATGTAAAGCGCGATGTTTTCAATTTTTTCCTCACGCGCCATCATCAGATTTTCGAAAGATTCAGCGTTTGAAATTTCGCCGGTTTCTTCGTCCAGCAATTCCAGAATAGCAGAATTGATTTCGTACAGATTCATTTTGTAATCCTCCTTAAAGTCACAGAATCGTTCTTCTTGTCGTAATCCACCAGCACTGTTTCACCCGCCTTCCATCCGAGAAAGCGCACAACTTCTGCTGGCAAAACTACCGTCGTTTTGTTACCATTTTGTTGTATTTTTGGCATAATTTAGCCCCCTTTATGATACCATTTTAGCACCTATATTGGGGGCTGTCAACGGTTTTTTATTTGACTATAAACTCGTTCCCGCCGATCTTGTCGTAAACCGCGCATGAGCCGTTTTCTGTCCAGCCCATATACAACGCCCACGATGGAAAACAATAGCCGGTATACTGTTTGGCCAGAATCATGGTCAGGTGGATATTGATGTATAACCTTGCTAGCTCGATATTCGCTTTGGATGCCGGCGCATCGTCGCGGTAAAACGCAAACTCGCTGGATGTGATAACGCCCATGAACCGGTTTTCGTTTGCGCTTTCAAACCGGAGTGAACCGTCTGCGTCCTTTTCCGTACACAGTGCGCGATGCACCGCGATGCCGGCAAACGCGAACTTTTCATCACTGGTGTTCAGCCCCCAGAATGCCCGCGCGTACTTTTCCAGTGTGTCGGAGCCGATCTCGTAATCATGAATCGTCGGTATCGGGCGCTGCACTGGTTGAACCGTCGCGGCTGGCGTGTAGCGAATCGTCACGACTTGCGCGGGTTCTGTGTTCGGAACCGCTGCTGCTGGTTGCGCTGGTTGTTTCGCGGTCGCTGCAAACAGCAGCAGCATCACCGCAATCATCTGGACCAGCGCGATCACCCAAATCCACCGAGCGCGCATTGTGTTGTCCTCCTTTCCGTTTCACGCATTTTGTCATTTTGGAATACAGCGGCACAATCGTGATGAGAAAGCCGTCAACCGAAAACACGTATAGAAACTCACTGTAAATTCGGTAAACCGACTGACTGCCATAGCAGATGATCTTCTCATCCAGAAAGTGCCGCAGTTTGCCGCTCGTGTCCTGGTACGCGGCCCCGCGATCAAACGCTCGTTGAGCTGCCGCGAGAACGGATCGTTTATTGATTCCGAGCCGTTCCCGCATCCGGTGTTCTGCGTGTTTCGTCACGCGCACGATCACATAGTATCACCACGCTTTCACGCAAGGCTGGTTATTTGTTTGCCTTGCTTTTGAGTTCGTTGCGCCAATCGGCCCACTCATGCATGAGCGCGCACAGGTCGTTCGCTTCGTATCTGCCCATCATGATCGCGATCTCGTCCATGTTTGCGGGGCTTGGCATACTCGCGCCGGATTCCCACCGCTGCATTGCCTGTACGCCGACACCGATCATTGCAGCCGCATTCGTCTGCGTGGTTCCGGTCTGTTCGCGCCACGCCTTGAGCGGGTTGCGCGATCTCCATTCTTTTTGATCGAACATTGGTTGTTCTCCTTTCTTGTTCAGCATTGGTAAAACGGCGTGTTTCTCGCGTGTTTTCCGCGCGATCCCATCTTGTCGCGGATGTATCCGGAGATCTCCTTGTAGGATTCGTCTTGGAATTCGTCAATGTCGCGCTTTGCCGCGCGCTCCGCTCGCCTGGATGCCAGCAGCGTCATCATGTCGCGGGTGAACTTCTCTTTCGTCATCATGGTTCAAGTCCTTTCAGTGCCGCGTCCACATCGTCCATGTATGCCCAGTATGCGACATCTTCCCATGTGCTGCGGCGTTCATCCGCTAGTTCTGCGGGATTATGATCTCCGCAATTGAACGCATTGTGTAGGTGAGAATATTGAACGTCCGTAATGCCGTAGTAGTGGCTGCCCATCAGCTGAAACACCACCACATCACAGCTTCTCTCCGGCAATTCCTGCGCCCTCTCGTGAATGGTAAACGTTATTTGCTTCGGCATGTTAAGCCCCTTTCTGTCGTTTGAGTTGTTCAGTCGCCGCGTTCAGCGTCTTGTCCCGCTGCGCGATCTGGCGACGGAGAACGGCGTTATCGTCCAGAATCTTCTGGTCGGTGTTTAGAATGTCCCCGGCAAGCTCTGCCATCTCGACCGCGCGCTCCTGCATGAATCGCCGCAATGCTTCCAGCTCTTTCATCTGCTGCTTGAGCGTTCCGCGCCCGGTCTGCGTGATGCGGAGATTTTTGTCGATGGTGATTTTCAGCATTTTGCAAGCTCCTTTCTTCCCGCCTATTGTGACCGGACGGGCGCGGAAATTGGTTTGCGCTGCAAATGATGATCAAATACTTTGCCGATATTCCCACCCGTAAGAGCTCCAAAGGTATGCCGCCAGTTGTAACGCGTCCTGCAATGTCTCCGCGTGTCCGTCAACGATTGCAACGCCTTGTTTGTCGCAAAGCGTCTTATTGTCCTTGTCGTAGTAGATACCGACGCGGCGGTTGCTGCAACTTGCCTTGATACTTGCGATACGTTTTAACATTGTTTTGCTCTCCTTTGTTTTACTTCTTGAGCTAATCTTACCACGCCGCCGCCGCATTGTCAACATGTTTTTTATAGGCTTTTGCGCTTATTTTTGTAACCATACTTGCAATAATTGCAGCGTTTTTCAATATTCAGCGCTCATACATGCAAAAACGCCCTCCACGCTTAGCCACGCGCGCCTACAATCGCGCTAGAGCCGTTCTCGCGTATTTGGTCGTATAACAAAAACCGCCCTACAATCGTCTGTAAGGCGGTCAAAATGTGCGCGGTGTTGTTTAGTAGTTTTTCATTCTGTTGATGTATGATTCCGCTTGACTGCGGATGAGGTTCTCCAGATCGATTTTCGCGGCAACGAGCAACCCCTTAACGGAATCAGCAAGCTTGGATTCGGTGATTTCCAGTAGTGCATTGCCCAGCATCGCGATTTCTTCCGGCGTGAGTTTACCGTCTTTGTGCGCGGCTTTCAGCTTCTCAACCGTGGTTTGTTCCAGTTCGTTGACCGTGGTTTGTGTTGCGGCAATTACTAAATCTGTTGCCGTTCTGATATTCGCCAACTCGATCTTCTTTGCCAGCTTAGAAGATAGCCACGCACCGAGCAGCCCGATCAGCGTGACCAGCAGATACGCCGCAATCCCAACGGCCTGTTCAATTAAAAAATCTTTCATAATTGCTCCTACTTCTCATTTTTAGAATGAACTGGAAATTCTTCAATAATTCGGATTCGAGTTTCGTGGTCTGCGATATCTTCGCTGTGCTTGCGAATTTCTCCAAACAGATTGTCGTGCTGCTTTTTGTTTTCGCAGTTAATGTCGGCGACTTTTTCGCCCAGCGAGTCGATCGAGCCGTTGAGTTTGGTGATAGTGGTGTTCAGTTTTATCAACGGCGTAGCCACCGCGATAAAGAGTGCAACCAATGCCGCTATCACAACCACAATATCCCAACGTTCCATGCTCAAATCCTCCGCTGTTGTTTGTTTGAATCCGGTATTATTGTAAACTATCGATGGTTGTTCGTCAATCTTTCGCGCAATTATCGCGCTCAATCTTTTTCAAGTTTTCCGCTTTTGCTTTTTCCATATAGAATTTCACGACCAGCGTACCGAGCGCGAAGATCAAGCCGAGTATTCCGAGCACGTCAGGCAGCCCCATGAACCAACCAACGATCACAGCAACGGATATACAAGCGCAGAATATAAGCGTTCCAGCTAGAGCCTTTTTGCTTGTTTCAATGATTTTTCTGCTCATTCTTCTACCAGCTTTGTATATTTTGGGTTGGAAGAAATGAACGCAGTCATATCCTCGAATTCGATCATGTACCACTTTTCTCCGGCGCTGTCCGTTCCTTGATACGGGTACTTGTCGCCATTTGCAGCTTGCCCGATCTTCTCAAAGTTCGTTCCGCTACCCGTTCGGATATTCACGGAACCTTTGACGAGCACGTAGGGCGGCTTCACGTCTGGCGTTGGCGTTGTAGTTGACGGCAAATTGGCCGCAACGCCAGAACCATTCTCAAGCACCATGAGCGTATGCCCGACGCGCAGGTAGATGCCACCGCGCTTGGCGAGCTTGTCTGTTGTGAGATGTGCCGCGTCCGTGTAGATATCGAATTGACCAGACTTCTTGAACGCAGCAAGCATCGTCGCAGTCGAAAGCCCCGCCTTGACGTTTGCACCCGAGAGATTTGCGATACCAGAAACAAGCGACGAGCAATCACAATCGCCGTTCGCTTTGGTCACGTCACCGCCGTTCGCTTTTGCGGTGGTGTACCAGCGTTGGCGATACGTGCGCGAGTAACCAATGTTCGGGTTTGCACACGCCTGTTCCATGAGAACCGCCATGCGTTCAAGCAACGCGGGGTCTTTTGCTTCGATATACCAGCCCCAACCATCGCCACTCACGT